TTTACCTTTACCCCAGCATCATTGATAATCTTCATACCATATCTTTTCTTGGTAATGAATAATCCACTCTTTGCAATAACCTCTTGTTTTATCTCGTAATGGTGTTCATCTATACGATTGAATCTTTTGGCAAAATAATTATATGAATTGTTCAAGAATGTTTGTACCTCTGATGCAATATCAAGAATCTTTTTTGACATCATCACATCAGATAATTTTTCATTCGGAAATCTCTTCTCTACCAATGGAACTGCAGAATAAAATACTGAATCAGTATCAATGTAAATACAATAGTCTTTGTCATCACCCAACTCTCTGTTGTAAAAGTAGTTACCCATTTTCTTAGTGAATTTGATTAGTGATTGACCTGTCAATGTTGTTGATTCTGCATTATCTAAGTCATAGAATCTAAATACAGGTAAACCCAATACACCATATAATGAGTTTAGAATAATCTTCTGTAGGTATTGTCTTCTATCAAAATACTGATGTTGTTCATCGTTACCCTCTTCAGCAAACTTCTTAGCCAACTTTCTGAACTCTACCCTTTCATTGAACCACTTAGTCAATAGTGATGGAATCAAACCTTTCTTATCAGTTCTATACAATACTCCACACGAAGATATACTGACTTGATTATCATTGAAGTATTGTTCGAGTTGGTCATTAGTTACTTTACCTTGTTCCTTACCTTTCATCTCAATAGTATAAGTCTTTTCACCAATCTGAAGCTCTATCGTACCAATACAATTCTTTTTGTTCTGGTTAATGATGTTATAGTTCTTGCGTTCGTTCTTTGACGTCGTATTGAACATAGTGTAAAGCATGCCATCAATAACAGATGACTTACCTGAATAGTTCTTGCCAAAGATTCCCACAATACCGTTGAGATTTGTGAAGTCAAGGGTGTTATCATCGCCATAGTTGAACAGATTGTCCCACTCAAAGCGATTGATATTCCAATTTACGTTTCTCGCAATGTCTTCGTTCTCTTCAATGTGAGAGTTATACTTGCGGTTTAGCTCATAGATCTTCTGGATTGTGTCCTCTGTGGGCTCATAGTCCTCTAGATACTCGCGCATTAGGCGCTCCTGAACCGCAACATCTCGTAGGTTCTCAACCTTAAAGTTCTTTCCAAGACTAATCTCGCCTCTTTCGCCTGCTGCTCTGTTTAGGAATGAGATTGATTCAGGCTTGAAGCGAGACTTTGCAACTTCAACAGCCTTGCGCATTACGTCTAGGGGTAGATTGT